TCTTCTTCTATTTCTACTGGTGGTTGTTTACTACCCATAACAATAGAACTCATCTGTGCAGACCATTGCATTATATCATGAGTATGTGTGAGTATATTTGGTTTCTTTGTATTTAATAAAGCTTTCCATATATATACTTCTGTATCTTGACCAATTCTATGTATCCTATCAACAGCTTGCTGAAAATCAGCATCCCTATAAGGTAAATCTAAAAATATAGCTTGATTAGCTTCAATTAATGTAACACCAGTTGATAGCTTCTTTAATGATGCTATAAGCACATCTATGTCATCATATAATCTGAATTGCTTTAAAACTTCATCACTATCTTTAGTATCTCCAGTTACTACCACATGTTTAACACCTTTTGCATTTAATAAATTTGAAGTATTAGAGATAGTATCTTTAAATGTAGACCAAATAATGGTTTTCTTTTCTGCTTTATTAATAAGAGCAATTATAACATCTAAGTTTTCAGACACCATATCATTTATAGCTTGAATCTTACGTTTTGTATATATTTGACCCATTGCTTCTCCTAATGCTTTCATAATAGCATTAGTGATAGATACTTTTGTTTGTCTTAATAAATCTCTAAGACGTTTATCATATGTATTCAACCAATTAAAACATACATTGTAGATGAAATTAAATCTATTTATATCATCTATCTTTTTAATATCATAATTACGTATCATCTTCTTCATAAACTTAGCTTCTTTACGAGTTATAACATTATTATTCTCACAATATTCTATTACTATATCAAAATCCTTTATATATTTATCAGTATTCTTAACAAGTTCATTAAAACGTTTCTCCATGTAATCATGCATATCTTTTACAATATTATCTATTAAATATTTTTCAGGATTTTTTATCTTTAGCCATAAATTAGCTATATGCTTTTCTGGTAAATTTAGAACTTCTGATTTCAGCTTTCTGTCCATCATTATACTTAATCTATATTGCAAAATGTCATATGCAAATTCTCTATATTTCTTATATACGTTCATAAAAAGTCTCATAGCTTCTTTATCAAATAATGGATCCAATAAAGCTATTATTGGGATAAGCTCTGAAGCCAATGCCTTTATTGGTGTACCTGATAATGCCATAATATCATTTATATGCTTTGCATTTCTTAATGCTAAGATATCACCAGCACGTTTAGTATCCATATATCTAATATTATGAGATTCATCTATAATCATAGTAATATTTCCATCCAATAAATAATCAACAGCTTTGTTTACTCTCTCATAATTACTTATTACGTAATCATAATCTGTTGAAACTGGATCTTCATCTACATATGCAATTTTGTATTTGGTTTTAAATACCTTACCAATTTCTTTTCTCCACACATCAACTACTGACTTAGGGCATATTATAAATACCTGTTTATTATCTATTACTTTAGCAGTAGCCAGAGCTGTAAATGTTTTACCAAGACCTTGTTCAAAAGCTAATATAGCCCCTCTTAAGTTAAGTTTGACTTTAGATTCAAAATAACTCTCAATAAATTCTTTCTGATATGGTTTTAATTCCCAGTTTAAATCATCAAGTTTAGAATAATCTATTGGAGGAATTGATTTGGTAACACTTATCAGCCAAGTATTATTTATTAATTGCTGAGCAATATTTATATAATTACGTTTTCTAAACTTATTTGCTAATTGCTCAAAAAGGTAATATACTTCTGGTGCAAAGAACTTATGAAATTGAAGAATAGCTCTATGTTTAAACCATCTAGTCTTAATATGACCAAATAGGCCTATTTCATCCATTATGTTGGTTCCATATAATCTAACCATGTGCTTCATAAACATTTTATAATGTATATTATATACGTAGATGTATTTTTCATCTTCAGTTACATGAACAGCCACATTAATAATCCTCCAATCTTAATAATATATGCCATTAAGTAATTTAATTACCTATACTACGTTAGATGGTGGTAGATTTAAAGAATCTTTAAGTATTATCACTATCAATCCTATCAATATTTTTGCACAATCATTGGGTAATGATACTTTAAATACTTTCTTAGCAACTTCTAATGCTACTATTGTAAAAGCAACTTCAGCAGATTTGAACATTGCAAATCTATCTTTGTATTTATTACATACACCAGCTATCTCACTTGCAGTACGCATATGAATACCTAATACTGCTATTATATTAGCTAATAACCATTTACTATTTTCATCTACATCTGTTATTGAATTAAAAAGATTAAAAGCCTCTTGTACTGCTATATCAGTGTTCTCCCTATTAATAAACATATCAGCATCAGGAATTAATGACTGTATATATGCCAGATTATCTTTCATAGCATCTACTGTTTTATCAGAAGAGGAAACCTTTTCATATATCTGTTTTACAATATTAACTTCTTTTTCATCAACAGATGCAATTACATTAATGATTGATTGAATAATATTTTCATTCAATCGTTTACTTTCAGTCACTCTTTTATTTTCTTCTGTAACTGTGATAAATGTTCCATTGTGTTCTTTACAGTGTACTTTAGCTTCATTTTGATCCCATTCATCTTTCTTATATCTATATGATTGCTCACTAGTTGAAGTTGAACCTTTCTTTTTACCTAATACTACATAATAGGTCTTTCCTTCATGCTCCCTAGACATACGTTTAAAAGATTTATCATCAAATAAGTCAGCATCTTCTAATGTACAAATATATTCTGTCTTTGCCATTTCAATTACCTCCATATTATCAATCTTTTAATTAAATAATATTCATTGATTTAGATAAGAGGAGAGAGATTAATAGAATCTCTCTCCTCATCTAATGGAATTATTGGACAGTAAGAGTAATACTAATAACTTCTATTGCGCCAGTTATTTGTAGATTAATCTGTACTTGGCATCTGTTAAGCTTTTTATCATAATCGTTTGCAAATACATTTACTTTAAACCATTCAAGTGCTCTCTTGGATCTTAGTTCCCCAAGGAAGGCAGTCACGTTACCTTTGATCAATTCCCAAGTATATTCATCATTTAGATCAAAGATATAATACTTTAAATTCCATTCAAGTACTCTCTTAATATACAATAATGTCAAAACAACGTGAATATTCTGTAAAGCACTTGGCCTAGATTGAGTAGTCCAGTTACCCCATATACAATCTCCACCATTGGACCATCTCATTATTGGATTAAGTTGATTTAACTTAAACTGATCTTTATATCCACCAACCAACTTATACCTTATATCTTTGATACCATCAACAACGCCTCTGGTCAATCCAGCAGTTGGCCACCATAAATCATAATCTCTATCTGTTTTAGCAAATGCTTTAGCAACATGATATATTGGAGAAAACCAATAATATTTACCAGTATATGCATCATATACTTTAGTATACATTTCAAATAATGCTGCTCTATAGTTATTATAATTATGATCAGTTGTTCTAGTTTGGATAGCTGCAGCAGGAGAAGGATTATCTCCATTATCCAAGAATGCAAAACAATCTGTTCTTATATCACACAAATCTACAATGGCATCTTTTACTGCAGTTGGATATCCTGCATCAAATACTACTGAAAACATTAAACACTCAGGATCAGTCAATTCATCATTTAGATTGCCAGTAAAAGGATTTGTAAGTGTACCAGTGTATCCTCTTACCAGAAGTTGAGTGCCAACAGTCCAATCAAGAAATCCAGTAGTTGCATTAAAGAGGTTACCATCATCACCATTTTTTAAATTAAGAAAAGTTGTAAAGGGAACAGACCAATCTTTAGTAGCGTCTATATTATCAGATACTTTAACTCTCAATAGTTGAGAATATTTATCTAAAACATATTCTACAAATAGACTTTCATTAGTATAATCTACAGCATCTTTGTCAAAGGAAATTAAGAATGATTCTGCTATAACATATTCTCCCTCAGATGTCTTTTGATAAATATCTATATTATAGCAACTAAACAGACCAGCATATTCTGAAGATGGTGTTAATTTAATAGCAACATCATTGTACCAAGATCCTCTTCCTACTGGGTAAAATATTGCATCAGCATTACCATCAGTAATCTTTGTTGATATAGCATCTACTGAAGCTATATTCGTTAAAAACACTGTACTAACGCTATCAGTACCAACATTATATTTTAATCCCAAATTAGCAAATCCAGCAGTTTCTGGTAATACTCTCATTACATAAAGATTACCAAGAATGCTTAAATACTGTTTTGCTACATACCAACCTTGTCCATATTTGGCAGGATTACCTACACCATAGGTATTAATTAGATCTTGTACTGAAGTGGTCATCCTAGGTACATTATCAGGTCCTTTTTCTGAAAATAAACAAATAAATCCAATAGTACCTGGAAGTGGCTGCATAGTGAAAGATTCATCGACTATTGTAGTATAAACTCCTGGAAAAATATTTGTTGCCATATTACATTCCTCCCAATAAAATTTTGTTTTTATTACTAAACTTAATATTACAAATAAAATAAAAGAATATTATGACAAAAAAGATATCCCACGTGCACATATTGTTTGAATATTTGGATCAGCTAATAATTTAGCATTTATAGATAAAGCATAGATATATTGTGCCATAGGCTCACTTGTTACAAAAAGCTCTCTAAATATGGGCACAGGATATCTAAAATCTACCACTTTAACTGTACTTATAAGGGAATATGATGTATCTAAAGATTTAATAGATAATACTTTAAATTCATATCTATCAAGAAATTCCTGATTAAAGATCTTTAATCTGTGATTTTGATTTCTTACACATATAATAAACTCTTTAATAAATGTATCAAACCATTCTTTATATGAGTCCAAACTTGGTTGATCTATATCACGTTGATTCAGATATTCTAAAGTATCTTTATATATTTCATTAAATAAATAGATAACTGTATTGATTGTATTCTTATTTATTTTTGACATGCCTTGAAGCATAGGTATTTCAAAATACTCAAGAATGATATTGAGATATCTTTTATACCATAATGATGCCAACATTTTAGACATTGTAGATAATTGGGTAAATTCATAAAGTAATTTAAAAAAGAAATTCTTATAAAATGTATCATTTGATTCATAATTAATGAGAGAACCACGTTGATGGGCATTATATGCATGGATACCACTATATAATATTGTGGCAAGGACTTTTCCAATGTTTTCTCCCATCATTCTTTTAAGTATATCTTTCTCATTTTTTAATAATATATTTTTAGCAAGAAAGTTTTTAACACTTGTAGATATATTATCTATTGCTGTAAGTATAAAAGATTCATCATAATATATTTTATTTGTTCTCCAATCAAATATAACTCCATTAGGTGCTCTATTGCCTCTTGGATATATTCCTCCTGAATCCATTTGGCCTATAATAACTGTACTTAAAGGAGATTCTATTAATTTGTTTTCTTCAAGTTTGAGAATAAAATTTCTAAATGTTTCTGGCGTCATTTACTTTAATCTCCTTATGATCTCATATAGTTATATTACTGAATATTGATGATAAAATAGGATATATCTCATTTACATAATGTGCAAAATCTATTCTATTATGCATATCATTATATGATGATAGATCAATATCATCACTGTTGATTATAGCTGTCATGTTCTTTAACTTTAATTTTATGCTTGAGCCATCTGTAGTTTTATAAGCAAAATCTAATAATGAATCAGTATTATTAAATAAGAAAGTATCAATAATATAATCCATATCACGTTCAGATGTAGCTAAACACAATCTGGATATTAGACTATAGAATATATTGGGGCTTAAAGAATCAAATCCTTTAAATGTAACCTGATTATTTTTGTTTATTACACCAATCATATACTTTTGTTTAAAGAGTACCCATTTATAAACAGTTGTTGATATTTGACCATATATATCATAGATATCATTTAATATCCTCATTTTATATGGTTTTATATATGCTCCATCTACTTCACTTTTAATGATGTCCCCAATACGTTCAGCAACATACAATACATCATCATAAACCATATATCTTAGTTTATATAATGTATCAATACCCATACAATGAATAATAATGTTTGTTAGAAAATAATTATATAAAAATTTCTTTGCTCTTTTGGGAAGATAACTTGAGGATGCTAAAATAGTACACATCTTAGTATAAAGAGCTAATGCATCTGCATCTAATACTTGTTCAGCATACGTTGTAAATGCTCTTTGCATATCTATCTTTATAATATTAGATGTAAATAATTCTTGTTTTGGATATATGTACTTTATAATAAATTCATCATTAGGTTTAGATGGTGTTGTTCTTTTAGAATATGGTTTTAATTCTTTCCAAAATAAATTAATTATATTATTATAATTGGTTAAAATATTATTTAATACATCATATGAAACAATCCAATCATAATAATGCTTTACATCATAAAGCAAAGTCTTTTCACAAACAATATATTTCATACCACATATATCTTTTAAAAAATGATAAAGGTTATACAATAATAATCATCTCCCTTACTCTTTAAACAATATATCTGGCAATATCATCTTCTTCATCATTATTGTTCATAGATTTGTTCTTGTTGCCTTTTAATAAATTATACTCAACTATAGATCTAACTAAGTCTGATTTAGTATCAGACAAAATAAAGAAATCATCATTATTAATTTGTATATTTGAGCTTCCAGCTACACTTACAGTATCAAATATATCTACACCACTGTTCTCAAAGTCTAGTATATCAAAATACTTTGTCAAGTTCAAATGATTTGTTACCAAGAAACACATTCCTATAGCAAATACTAAATCATCATTTGGCTCTCCTTCTATTCGTCCTGATGATTTTCTGATAAGTGATGTTGCCTGTAATCTTAGGTTCTTAGATTTAACAAGATTATCATGTCTTGTAAATAATTCATATATCTGTTCCATTAATAAGGGTCTAGTAACTGCTGACATAGTTATACCATATTTATCTTTATTTCTGCTCAATTCATCTCGTATTATATATTTTTCATATTTTACTTTTAGCATTTCTATTGTTTGATTTCCAACAGCATTGGATTCTATTACTAATAATTTATTTTTTAATTTATCTACTATAGCTGGAATATATTGTTCACAGAATTTAATAACTTGACATTTGAACATACCTTCAGCTACTTGTTCTCCAGTATCATAATTAATAACTTCTACAGCAGAATAATCTGTACCATTGGATGTAGCAGTATCTATACCTATTATATATCTCTTATTATCATCTGGTTCTTCAAACCAGTAAATGTATCCATCTGGCAATGTTGTAGTTGATATTGGTGGATAGGAAAGTGATTCATCTTGTAATCTTTTAATAATATCATCAGGAAATATAGAATCTGAGCTACCTAAAAATAACAATTCATATTCCTGATTCATTGTTTTCTCATCATAGTTATTTAAAGCTTTTTGCTTTTCATACCAATCATTATCATATACTGGTATCTCAGACCAATGGATTTTAACTGGAATATATGCTGATCTCTCTGGATCAGTAATACTTTCCATCCACATCTTATAAAACTTTTCACCTTTACCAGTTCTTCCATTTGGAGTAGAAGATAAAACTACACCATAAGGTATGTTATTTTCTCTAGCTACTTTAAACGTATATCCAGCTGCATTTAAAATAGCCTTTAAATGGTCCTCCAAATGTATAAATGCAGCCTCATCTATCCATATAAATGTAGGTCTCAAACCTCTACCTTTAGATGAGTTAATATCTCTAGTCTTATTACTTGCTTGTAAAATCAAAGATGAACCATTTGACAATTTAAACTCTTCAGCTTTATTAATAGTATAAGATGGCCTCATCCAATCAGGCAATCTATTTATGATATCTTTAACTTCTTGTAAAGTTTCTCTACCCTGCTTTAGATCTCTTGTCATAAAGAGCACATCATAATTATCATTAAATATCATTAAATATGCTATAACAGCTTCATTCATTACAGTTTTACCACATTGTCTCGATGCAAGCAAAAGAATACCATCTTTTTCTTTTTTAGTCCAAATTTCTTTTAGAGCGTTGATATATTTCATCTGACTGGGATATAGATTCAAATTGACTGTTGTACCCAATCCAGGAACAGGTATCAATACATAATTTTTAAAGAAGTATGTTATATCATATAAGCATTTAAAGAATTCTTTAGCTTGCTCTTCAGCTTTCAAATTGATTTCTTCCTTTACCTATCCAGCATATGCATCATGAGTAGATACTGCATTTAACATTACATTTATAGTACCTTGTGCATTTTTGACCTTAGTTCGTTTGATATTAAATTGAATACCTGATATAAAAAATGTTATTTCACTTCCTATTTTATAGTTTACATGCTTATATTTCAATACAACTTTTCTACCTATATACCAGTGTGGAAATCTAAATGGTTGGGAAATACGAACAGATATAGGTTTAACAGTATTCAATATTATAGATGCTATACTTTCTCTTAAAGAATATTCATTATTCTGATCTAGATATATTTTAGTGTTTGGTTGTACTATCTTGTCCAAATAATTCTCAAACGAATCAACACTATCTACAAACTTCATAGAACGTATTAAACTCATTACATCTATTTCACTTTCTTTATACAGACCAGTATCACTTTTTTTGCATAGTGTTATTTTCTTTGGAATGAGTGCAGCAATACTATTAAATGAATTTGTTAATGAAGGAAGATTTGGCAAAAAATACTGTCCATCATCTATCCTTATTTTATCTTGATCTTCTTGTGGTAAATCACCATATAATTCCAAAGCTTTTTCAGTTGTTGCATCATTTAAGGATTTAATATACGCTACATTATCATGTAAATTAGTATAAATGATAGGGGGAATATTGAACATTCCATATCGTTGAGATATATATGCTAAATTGACAAAGAACTTATTATTTGGTATCCATATCTGTTCATATTTCTCAGAATTATCTAATTTGGATACATTTAATCTTAATTTTCCATGATTTGTTTTTGACCATAGACTATTAATAACATCTATAACTTTAACATTCTCATAAAGACCACCAACTACAGTATTAACACCAGTATACGCATCTTTAGCAACATATTCATGTCTGACATTTATTATATCTGGTCTGGAAGATAAATCTGCTTCTCTATGTATATCAATCACAGCTTGACCAAAACTCAACCATTCACTATCTATTAAAGTTCTTTCTGTTTCACCCATATTCTTTTCAACGATAGTAATATGGACAGTATAAGGCATAAGAAGTAGATTTCTATATCTATTATCAATTCTAAAGTTCATTTTCATACGTGGCACTAATTTATGATTTTGCATAATAAATGCAACTTCAAGAATCTCTTCTTGCAAAACAAGAGAAGTCTTAGTAAATTTAAACTCTGCCTTTATATCAAATGCACTTTGCTTAACATCTGCATCAGGCATGTTATATCATCTCTATCTCTTTGTTGTCTGATGATTGTAATAATGATTTCAATTGTGTTAGTATAGCATTCTTAGCAACTCTAATTGCACTTGGATTGATGCTTCCTATTCTTGTGTAGAATATATCTGAAGCAATATTAACTGTATTCATCATAGCTACTAATTCAAAGCCAGATGATACACATATAGTACATGTTGCACCAAACATACGTGTAATTCTATTTCTGAAATCATCAACAGTAATATTCGGCATTATATTATATTCAGTTAATATTCTAAATATATCATTCCAACTTGAAACATCATCACTTGGTAGTTTTTCTGTTTTAATATTAAATCTAATCTTAGAATTCTCTTCTTTGGAGAAGAATCTTCTCAATGCACCAAATGCAATTGCTTTTTCATTACCCTGAAAATCAAAATAATGTGAACATATTAACCTAGCTATAAGATAAAAAACAGTACCAAGCTCCTGATCTGAAGCTTTTAAAATATCAAAATCTCTTATATAACATCTCATTAAAAGAGAATAACAGAATGCACAAGCAGCAAAATACAATGAATTTAATACTGTTTCATTATCAATATCATACAATATTAACTTTGTTAAACCATATGATATACATGATGCAAAATTGTTATAGTCTTGGATTATAATTTTATTTTTAGTCATATCTAAACGAGCAGAGCACACATCTATATTCAACACAACACCTTTAGATGTTGCATCAGTTACATATATCAATGCTGGTAATAAGCTAATTGCTTGGGGGAAAACAGATAATGATATATTGTTCAAAGTTAATTGCTTGATATATTCAGCATATGATGCTGAAAGTGCACTGGCTAATATATTATTAACTCTATCAATACCATCAAAGTGTCTATGTGGTTCTTCTAAATTAATTCTCTTATCTGGTGGGTTTCTCAATATTGGTATTGTTATATTAAATATATCTGATGGTGTATTAGTCAATCCTTTAAACATAATTATTCCACCTTTTAATTTTACTTCTTAATATATTTGTCTAATATATAAACATATTGTGTGAGTTTGTCCAAACCAATTTCTTCTACTAACTTCTTAAATGCAGGCGTATTCTGAATATCTGTATAGTCAAAATTGGGAATTTTAATATTAAGCCAATTATCTATAGATGTTTCTGGATCTTTACCATTCTTTATGTATTCTTCATATATTTCTATAAACTCTTCAGGTGATGTTATCTCCTTAGCAGTATATGAATTAGATTGCTTTTTAGATATTAATATATCCTTTATTTGTTCATTCGATAATAACTTAATGTTAGGATAATAATCAGATCTGAAGTTAGCATTAGTAGTTATTTTATTAAGTAAAAGAACTAAAATAAAGAAAGTAGTATTGTTATATTCATCATATGCTAATACTGGTGATTTATAATCCATATCAGGAGACATATTATATTGTTCTGTAGTCTCTACCACTTGATCTATCTTATCCAATAAAAAAGAAATAGATATATCTGGAACATTCAAATATGTTAGAGAATCTCCAACATATACATATTTGTATTCTTCGACTGATTTACCAGTTGCCTCTATAGTTAATGTTTCTATAACCTTACCAATTCTGAAATCACTTTCTTCTTTAACATGCTCTCTTATATCAGGAGATGTCCACATATACAATCATTCCTTAGGATGGTATAAACATAACTCTAACTTGATTGGCTGATTTATTAATATTAATAATTCTTCCAACTATTTGATCAGCATATTGTTTTCGTTCTGTTTTACTAATAACTTTCCCATAACCATTGTCATCAGGTATAATATAATCTCCAATTTGAGCATCTTCAACATTTACTACATCTACCCATACATATCCAGCAGAACATATTGGAAGTTTTTTACCAGATTTAATTTCTTCTTCACTACCACCAGCTAAATAAGCATAAGAATCTGAAACTATACCAATTACAGATGAAGATCCTTTACTGGCTAATGCTACAGTATCATTGTCTACTATTGCTACTATTTTATTTTTTGCAGTTTCATATGAGAGACCATCTTCAGGTATCAAACAATCAGCAAAGTCATTATATACTGCATTATACACTCTTGTAGCATAAAAATATCCATCTAAATTCAATCTATAAGCTGCTGTTGGTGCTGTAGATCCTGCATATAAATAACCTTCAGCTTTAGTGGTACCTGATATCTTCAGAGTACCAGTCATTACATCTCCAGCTTTTTTAACATAAGTATTGGTAGCTTCTGTTTTTGTAGCAAAGGTATTATTAGCATATGTTCTAAGACCAGTGATTTCATTATCAACATATCGTTTTGTAGCAGCATGCAATAAATTAGTTGGATCTGCATGGAGAGTAAGATAACCAGTCATAGAATCTCCAGCTTTTTTAACATAAGTTCCAGTTGCTTGGTTTTGTGTAACAAAATTGGTATCAACATAATTTTTTAAATTATTTATACTGGTATCAACAAAACCCTTTGTAGCTGCATGCATTGTATTAACTGGATGATCATATAATGTTAAAAATCCAGTCATTGTAGTACCAAGCTTAGGCACATAATCAGCAACCAATCTATTATCTATTTCTTGAGCAGCATAGTCTACATACCCTTTAGTAGCTGCTTGTCTACTACCCAAGGGATCTCTAACAGTTGATGGGTGTACACTTAAAGTTAATACACCAGTCATAGTGTCTCCAGATTTCTTAACAAACCTATCATCATGTTGAGAATCATGATTGGCTATTACTGTATCCACATATTCCTTATTCGCTGCTTGATTTGGTTCAGTTGGAGTAACAACATAGATTATTGTATCTTCATCAATAACACCACCATATATAGGCGTAAAGCTTCCAGTTAACCATTTGGGAAGATAAGCTGGGTCTGCTCTTAAATCTTTAAAATTATCCTCATTAGCAATCCAAGTATTAAATGCTGATTCACTTGGTAAAGTTAACCAGTTACCAGTTTTAAGATAAAATAATTTTAAATGTTTCGTTTCATTATATGTTTCTATTGGAATAGTCTTAATGGAAGCAACTGCTAGTGGTTGTATTTTTCTATATTCATATTCAACAACTATAAAATATTCTTTTTGATTTATTGGGCCTGCATTAGGATCTAATACTACTATGGTAGATGGTTGTTTAAATTCAATACATACATAGTTCATAACTACAATACCATTGGTCAACTGCATAACTATCTTCTGTTGTGCTGAATCATATATAAACGTATAATCTAATCCATCGATGTATATATTCTGTCTTCCAAGTATCTTTAATAATTTATTATGATTATCAGAAAATACTGGTGAAAATGGATCTATATTTCTTTCCTGAATAGCATCCCATTGAGTTGTAAGCACATAAGCCATTAATAATAACCTCCTCTATTTAAAACACAAAAAACCATTCAATAATTATCTTATCCATATTAGATTTAGG